GGTCATTCTCCGACGAACAGAACTTGGAAAAGACCACCTGCCGCACGCCCCGCGCCAGTAAGTGCCGGTTCGCCACCGTGTAGATTTGCGGGTTAGCCTTGTCGTCCACCTTGCGGAACATGCCGGAAAGCGTCTCCAGCTTGTCGTAGCAACTGGAATCCTCGTCCGTCACCAGGTACAGCGAAATCATGATATCGCTGTCCTCAAAGCCCTGCGGAGTTTTCTTCTTGCCGGAAGAACCATCCACCTTTTGTTCGTCGAAGCGGACTTTGCAGTCCACGCGCAGGGAACGCAAAATGCCCGGCACCTCTTCCCCGGCCAGCGTCACCACGCCGTCTTCAAAGGTGATTAGTTTCGATGTTTGTCCCTGCCCGCCGTCATTGGCCTGACTCATGCCATACCCTCCATCATGGAAATTTCCCCTTGCAGATATTGGCGCATGGCCTCCCCGAAATCCTCCGCATTCTGGACACCCGGCAGAATGATGTCACCATAAATACTGATGGTCTGGCCGCCCGTATCGCCGCCGGTACGCCGTGAACCGCCGCTATGTTCAGCGTCCGGCACGTCAAAGGAGGGCGCTTGCGGAATGACCACTTCCGGCGTTTCCATCTCAGGCATGGAAGGCAGTTCCGGAGCCGCCATGGCCGGAGCTTCCGGCATGGTAGGAACCGCAACTTCCAGTCCGGGCAGTTCCGGCACGGCTCCCGTGCGCAGCTCCAGAGGAGCGAGAGAGGGCAGCGTCGGGGCTTCCATTCTCAGCGGAGGCACGGCGGTGATTTCCGCTTCCATACGCAAAGGCGGCATATCCGGCACTGCGGCCTGCCGTACGGCGGCAGACAGTTCCGATACTGCCGGAGTTTTCGGAAGATCCGGAACGGCGTCCTTTGCGGGGGTGCCGAGACCGTTCCACCAGTTGCGGATGGCCCCGCCCACGGCGGAAAGCGCGCCGGACACTTTGGAAACAAGCCCGCCCTGGGCACTGGTCACACCCTCGGCAAGCGTGGTCATCATGCGCGCCCCGGAAAGCGTGAGCTGAGAAAGCGGCCCCACATGGGCGTCCGAAAACGGCAGGTACTCACGCACCTTGGTAAATACACCTTCCACGGATTCCACCACGGATGACGCCATGCTCTTGATGCCGTCCACAAAGGTGGAAAGCAGTTTCGCCCCGGATTCAAAGAGGTTTAGCCCGCCGAAAAATTCCAGCACGGCGTTCCAGGCTTCCGTTATCTCAGCCAGCAGGGACGCCCCGAAGCCCGCGATACCGCCCACAATGGCGTCCCACGCGCCGGAAACAATGCCCTTGATGCCTTCCCATGCCGCGCTCGCCGCGCCACTGGCCGTATCCCACGCGCCTTGCAGACCGGAAAGGATGGATACGCCGAAGCCCGTAATGCCGGAAATGATGGAATCCCACGCCCCGGTAATCGTGCCCGTGATGGCGTCCCATTTCTCTACGGTCCAGGCCGCTATGCCGCCCCATAAATCATTCCACCACGCGGCAATTTCATCCCAGTTTTGAACAAGCCACGCCCCGGCGGCAATCAGACCCGCGATAGCAATGACAACCAGACCTATGGGATTGGCGCTCATGGCCGCGTTGAGAACCCACTGCACGGCGGCCCACGCCTTTGTCGCGGCAGATACCGCCACCATGACACCGCGCACGGCCAGAAGCGCGGCTTTCCAGGCCACAAACAGCCCCAGCACATAGCCGAGTACCTTTCCGAGATTCGACCAGGCGAGGGGGTCCGCTGCCGCGTTGGCTTCATTCGTGGCCCCGCCAAGGTCCAGCAGCCAGCCGCACAGCGCCGAAACGCCGTCTATCAGGTGCCCGATGACGGAAGCAAACAGCCTCACTCCGTCCACCAGCCAGGCAAAGCCCGTGGCCAGTCCTTCCAGCACTCCGCCAGCGATCTCTCCCAGGGCCGCGCCGAAGGCTTCCCAGGACGAGGCGGCGCTGGTCACTTCGTTGCCCGTGAACAGGCCGAACAGACCGGAAAGCGCCTGCATGAGTTCGGCCACTGCCAGACGCACGGGCACAAAAATAACGTCGATGCGCGCAAAGGCATTGGAAAGCGCCTTGCTGAATCCCTTGAACACCGCTTGGATACGGTACACCACGCGGGAAACCGTGGTCACAAGCCCCACCAGTCCGGCGGCCTTGATTTGCGTGGCCAGTTCGCCCCGGATTTCTCCGCTGCCGTCCTTGAGCGTCTGGAACACGGAAAGCACGCCCTTGACCGTCAACGTGATCTTGTTCCAGCATTCGTGCAGGTAATCCGCCATACCGCCGAAGTTGGTACGGTATGCGGCATAAAGCAGCCCCAGCACGGCAATGGCGGCATATATCGGCGCGCCAAGGCCAAGCAGCGCAGTTTTCAGCGGCAGCAGGGCCTTGCCCAGCATGGCGGGCAAAGCCGAAAAGAACCACATGGACGCGGAAAGCGCCGTCAGCACCACCAGCGCCGTGCCCATGGCTCCGGCCAGTTGCAGCAACCATTGTCCTGCCCTGGTCTCGGCTGCGGCCCGCAGCATGTCCACAAATACGCCCAGCTTCTCCGCCGCCCAGCCGATGGACGGCAGAAAGGCGTTTCCCACAGATATGGCAAGATTAGTCAGCTTGTTGGACAGAAGTTGCAGCGTGTTGGCAACGGTCTTGCTGCGTGTGTCGAACTCCGCCTGCATGGAACCGGCGTAGTTGGCCTTGTCCCCCACAAGCTCGAACGCCTGAGAGAGATTGCCCATGTTCTGCAGAAGCGGCGCGATACTGCCCAGCGCCTCCTGCCCGAACATGGTTGTGAGCAGCGACATTTGCAGTTCTTTGGGCTTGGCCGCTATGGCTTCAAGGACCTTGAAAATCGTTCCCTGCGCATCGGTCTGCATGTCCTTTGCCAGTTGCGTGGCGGACAGGCCGATGGACGCAAAGGCGGCGGCCTGGTCCTTGCTCATGGCCGTGCCCTTGACCAGCGTGGTGGTGAAGCTCTTGAGCGCCGTCGCCGCCACTTCCGGGCTGGCCCCGGCGGAAAGGAAGGCCGCGCCGAGCGCCGCCACCTTCGTTTCCGACAGGCCGCAGACCATGGCCACCGCGCCCACGCGCTGGATGACTTCACCCAACGCCGGAGCCGTCGCGTTCATGTTGTTGGAAAGGTGGTTCACCGCGTCGGCCAGGGAATAAACCTGCGGCAATGTCAGATTCATACCCGCGCGCCAGTCGGACATCATCTTGCCCGCCTGATCGCCCGTAAGATCGAAGGCCACGCCCATTTTCGCGGCCTGTTCCGCGAACTCAGCAAGGTCCTGTTTGGCCACCCCGGACTGCCCGGCTGCGGCAATAATGGCCGCTATGCCGTCCGCCGCCATGGGGATGCGTCCGGCCATATCCATGACCGTCTTGTTCATGGCCTGAAATTCGGACTGCGTCTCGAAGTTGACCACCTTCGCCACGTCGGCCATGGCCGATTCAAAGGCCATGGCCTTGCTCGCCGCCATGCCGAACGCCCCCAGCATGACTCCGGCGGCCAGCGCCACCGGAGCCATGGCCAGGGCAAGATTGCCCATGCGCTGTCCCAGCGTCGCCACGCCGCCTTCCACGCTTCGCATGGCGCGCCGTACCCGGTCCAGAGGGCCGGAAATCATGTCCACCAGGGACAACGTGGCAAATACGCTGAAAACTTCCATCTTACTTCTTCCGCGCGGAACTTCCGCGCCTGTTGCCGTGAATCATGCGGGCCAGCGTGGTGAAATATCGCTCTTCCATCCACGCAGCCTGACCTACCTGTGCCCGCCATTCGGTAATGTCCTCAGACGGGGCACAGTGCAGCCAGTGAAGAATCAGCGCGTCCCCCTGCCCGAAGGCATCCGGGGGCGGCGCTAGTTTCCCAGTTCGGCGGAAATGCCCACGCCCTTGATGATGGCCGTGGCAAAGCTGGTGGCGATGCCGGGATACTCTTCCATGGCGTCCGTGAGCGCCTGCTTGTCGTCGGGATGAACGCAATCCAGCACCAAATTGCGGGACGCCTGCCCGGCGTTTTTCGCCGCCTTGTCCTGCAAACGCTGGATTTGCAGCTTGGTGGGCTTGGCAAAGCGGAAGGAAAGGGTCACGTCCTGCGCCTCTTCCGCGTTTTCCCCGGACCACGGGTCGGAAAAGGTGTGCGAGAAGGAAACATACTTGCGGTTTTCAAGCTGAGACATGGAAAACTCCTTGATGTTGCTGCGGGCGGGATTGCCCGTGTTTCCTCCAGCATGGCACAAAACAAAGGAGCGCGCCCGGAAAGGACGCGCTCCATGCGAACAGTTTTTGAACGGAAAATCAGGCCAGGGACGACGTTTCCTTCTTGGCTGCCGTGCCGTTCCACAGGATAGGCTCCAGGATAGTGAACTCACAGGAAATGGGGCTGGCGTTGTCGTCGCCCTGGGAGGCCCCGCCGCCGTCGAACTTCGTAATCTTGCAGCTTTTCAAGGTGTCCACCACCGTGCCCATGTCGTTGTTGGCATAGGCCACAATGATGGTGAACGGCGTGTGGTCATACAGACCGCCGTTGCCCAGCAGGCTTTTCTTGAAGATTTCCCATTCGTCACGGTCCAGCACCATGGAGCCGGAAGCCTCATAGTTGCCACGGCCCCAGCCACGCGGCACGGCACCGCGTCCGTAACGCGCTTCAATACTTTGACCGTCGGAATACTTGATTTCCGTAATGCCCACGGCTTCCCCGCTGGGCAGCACGACGTGCATGTCTTCCCAGTCGTAGTTGCGTCCGTTGATTGCCATGATGCCCCCTTATGCGGCCATGCGCGGGTCGAAGGTGGAACCCGCGTACACATAGCGCGGGTAGAGCTTGATCTGGCGGATGATGCCAATGCCTATCAGGGTAATGTCCACGGCTACGCCGTTGTTGGCTATGTCCTGACCGGAGGCAATGTCCACCACATACGCCGCAAGCTCCCTGGGGTTGGCCTTGACCATGGTATCCAAGGCGTTTTCAAGGCTGGCCTGCAAATACGCCAGTCCCGTGGCGGAATCCGGGCGCAGCGGGTCCCCGGCTTCGTCGTACATGCTCTTGAGCGCCGCCAC